CCTGAAACTGAAAAGCGTGCCGTTCAGGGCCTGCGTGACAACCAGCGGGATCACCATCGTCGCCCGGTAGTGGCCGAACGCTCCGTACTCTGTCGGGCGCAGCGTCGTACGCACCGCACGATAGGTCGTGCCGTCGACTTCCGCGACGGTGCCGCCATTGCCTTGTAGTTGAAGTGCCATGCGATCCTCTTGGTTAGACCCAGACCCAGCCGACGTTCCATTTGCCGTAGATGCGAGTGCCGGCACCGCCGCCGTAGGCCACTGCACCTGGCTGCGCGTTCTTCACGGCGATCGTCGTGATGCTTGAACTGCTCACGATGCTGTTGGCCGATACCGGCTGCGTCACCGGCTCATACAGTTGCGAGGTGTTCACTCCGTAGATCGTGAAACCCACTCCCGCCGAGACATTCCCTGCGACGACGCTGAGCGTCTCAACCAGGTGTTCGTCGGCGGTATGGTCTGTCGTTGCCGCAGGAAACAGCCACGCCTCGACCAGCGACCCTGATGCGATGCCCGCGCTGGCCACGGCCAGTGATGCGTCGCTTCCGCCAGGGAAGGCGCCGAAGTCGAGGGTTGCCGTTCCGGTGGCCGACATATCAGCTCAGCGTGATGGAAGAGCCAGTCGTGATCTGCGGCGTCACGTTCTGACTGATGTTGATGTTCGGTGTCACCGTGCCGCTGGCCAGCAACTTGCCCGTGCCGGCAGATGACGTTCCGACCGACCAGAAGGTGACGGTGCCCGTCGATGTCGAGGTGCACTGCGGGAAGGTGATGGCCGCGACCGGGGATGCAGTGGCGGGGCCTGACCCCGTCACCGTGTAGCCGGCCGTCGTGCGGGCCACGCTGGTGCGGGCGTAGCCGGTCAGGGCGAGCTCGCTGGTGGCCTGCGTGCCGCTGCTCGGATCTGCCGTGTGCAGAGAGCACCAGGTCACCGTCAATGGGGCCGACGCGGCGTTGTCCGCCACGTTGGCGATGGGCTTTGCGCACAGCCACAGGTTGAGGATGTCGGCCTCGAAAGTTGAACCTAGTGCCATCTCATTTCTCCGGTATCAAGTTGACTGAATAGATCGCCCCGTTGCCGTCTCGCTCTGTCACCACCAGGCGCCAGCCCTTCATCGCGGACTCGGGCGCCGGCATGACGACGACCGATGCGGGCTGCACGTTGATGACGGGCCGCGCCTCGGGCACGTTCACGATCACGTCGGGCGAATTGACGATGACGCTGGGCGAGTTGACGGTGACTTGGGGCACCGCCGCTTCAGCAGTTGGCCGCTCCAGAACCACCAACAAGTCGCTTAGCGCGCTGCTGATCTCCGACAGGACGTCCTCGAGCGCTGACGTGTCTCGCTGCGAAAGCTCGATAACCTGCGCGCTGATCTTTGCCAGGGCACTCATCCGACGCACTCCAGCAACTGCTTGAGCACCGACTCGCGCTTGCGCATCGAGACCATCTCAGTCCTGGCCGCCTCGAGCACTTCGGGATTGGCCTCGTTCTGCTGCTGGGTCTCGCCCTTGACCTTTAGGTCGAAGGCCTTGAACAACTGCATCGGTGTGGTGCCCATGCGATCGGACATCGCAGTGAAGAAGGCCTCGTGCAACCTGGCGTAGGACTCGTTGACGTCTGAGGTGTTGCGGCCCACGGCGTTCAGAGAATCCAGCACGGTCTGCCGAACTTGTTCGCCTTCGCTGCGGATCTGATCGCCGCGCTGGCTCTCGGCGATAACGCGGTCGGCGTGCGCTGTCAGGTCGGCCTGGGCCTGGGCTGATGCCTCCTTGGCTTCGGTCTGACTCAGGCCTTCTGGCGTGGTGCGCAAGTGCGGCAACAGCGCGGCTTCAAGCGGCGTGCCGGCGGCGCGCGAGACCAGTTCGCCGATGGGCAACTCCACCGCGCCGCCCGTAGCAAGCGCCTCCTGCACCTGGTCCTGCACGGCCTGCGGCATCTGGTTGAAGACGCCGGCCGCTTCCTCGTTGCCCTGCATCGTCTCGACCAAGGTCTTGGCGTCGATGTAGACGCTCTTGGTTTCAGGGTGGCCTTCATCGGCCGCCTGCTGCACGACATCGGCAAACGAGACAGGGTCGCGCTCGCGGGTCTTGGTGGCAGCTGCTTTGGCGAACAGGTCGGCGATGGCTTTTGTCTGTGCGTTTGACACATCAACCTGAGCGCGCTGGTCGCCAGCCCCGTCCATCACCTTGGCCACAGCGTGCCCGATGCTGGTGTGCGCGCCGACTCCGATCAGCGTGGCGATGATGGTCTGCGCGGTGGCCGCCGGCCGCTCGTCCAGGTAGTCGCCGAAGGTCTTCTCGGGGTGCAGCGAAATCCACTCATTCAGGTCTTGCAGATGCTGTGTGGCTAACTCACCCGGGATCTCGGTGACGGCCTGGTGCACCAACGTCTTCAGGAAGCCGCTGCCGGCCTTCAAGTCCTTGATGAGGGCAACCAGTGGGGCGACTTCGAACGCAGCCTCCAGGCCCGCCTGCATTCCTCCGTAAGCCAGTGCCTGCTGCGGGTTGGCGCCCTTGTCGCGTGCCTCGCCGTAGGACTGGCCGCCTTGCTGCAGCGACATCATGGTCAGCGCGATGGCGGGACCGGCCGGCCCGCCCATGATTGCCAGCGGCAACCAGGATGCGTTCTGCACCACCGACTGGATGCCGCTGTCGATGCCGCCGGCCACGATGCCCTGCTTGGGCGGGTTGATGCGCTTGGCTGCAGCCTCTTCGGTGGCTGCGAATTCGCCCATGCCCTGCGCCATGCGGGACAGCGGGTTCTCGGGCAGCACGGCGCCGACCAGCGGGTTGACCAGTGGCGCCAGGTTTTCGGCGGCAGCACGACCCACTTGCCACAGGCTGGCGTTTCCACTGCGGAAGCCGCCGGCTGCGGCGTACATCAGGCCGTTGCCGGGATCGGCGCTGAACAGCCACTTGGCTGCAGCTGCAACTGCGGACAGGGGGCCGCTGTCGTCGTGGGCCAACTTGGCGAAGTCGGCGTCGGAGTACTTTAGCCGCAGCGGTGCCGAGTCTGCGGTGTCACGCTCGACCTGCTGCAGTTTGTCGCGCGCGTCCATCTCAGCCGGAAGGGCCTGAACGACGGCGGGCGCGACACCCATGCGCTGTGCAACCTGGCGCTGCCCGGCATACTGGTCGGGGTTGACGGCCAGTGCTTGCGACACCGTGCCGCGGAACTGCGCCTGGCCGACCTCATCGGCCTGCTTGCGCAGCGCGTCCATGTAGTCGGGCGGCGGCTCAAGCGCGCCGCCGCGGCCGACAGCATCAGCCTGCTCCTGCAGCGACTTCAGGTAGTCACTCATCGCGACGCCGCCGGGATCATGGGCGCCGTCATCGAGCCCTTGCGGTGCGTCAGGTAGTAGCGCCGCATGTTCTCGGGCGTGGGCTCGTACTGCGTCAGCTTGCCGGCGCTGCGCTTGTACAGGTCGGCCATCTCGCTGTAGCTTCGCGATGCCTCTTGAGGCGGCACGATCACCCGGCTTAGTTCGTCGGGCGACAACTCGGCGATCGGCTTGGTGTCGTTGAACCAGAAGGTGTTGTCCACCGTTACGGTCTTGGCGACTTCCTCACGCATGATCTGGTTCTTCTGCTCGCGAGACAGCGGCTTTCCGGTGGCCTGCTGAACAGCGGTCAGCATGCGTTCAACGCGCGACTGCGTCGTGGCGATCGCAGCCTTCCCCTCGTCGCTCTTGGCCTTTTCGAATGGCTTCAGGCCCATCTCGCCCAGGATCGCCATCATGTCGTCGTGGTCCACCTTGGCGTCGGCCACGCCCTTCTTTTCGAGCGAGTCCTTGCGCTGCAGGATCTGCGCGGTCCAGTCGCGCCCAAGTGTCGGCAGCAGCGCTTCGATCTTGGCGCGCGGCGTGTCGACCAGCGTCTGCGGGTCCAGGTAGTTGAAGGCGGCGGCCGCGCCCTTGATGTGCAACTCGGTCTCGGCGCGCTGCAGTTTGGATATTGCACGGGCGTCGTTGGCATTGGCGCGCAACACGTCGGTGTAGGCCTTGTCGTCAATAGCCTTCAACACGGCGCCCTTGTCGCGCAGGGCGGCGAACTCTGGGCTTGCCAGCACCTGTCCTTTGGATGCGCCGCCGTATACCTGCTCCATCACCTTACTGACGCCCAGCGCCTGCGCCTTGTCGGCATCTGACTGCTGCACTGCATGCCGGTGCTCGACCTCGGCACGCACGGCCGTCTTCAGCGCAGCGGGCATGTCCGACGCATCGATCTCTTTTTGCGCATCGCCGGTCTGGGTGTAGTCATATTTGGCCGCCAGGCCGGCGCCGATCTTCTGCGCCTTCTGCTGCGTGCCGGCCACCGCCAGTTGGGGTGACAGATCTCGGATGGCCTGCTCGCCGAGGATGGGCTCGACCGACTTGAACAGCGCCGCGGCTGCGTCGGCATCAGGCTCGACCACGCCAGGGATGCCGTGCATCAAGGCTTGGATGCGCGAGACGTAGGCAGCCGTGCGGACCTTGCCCAGGTTGACGTCGATCTGTTGCTGCGACAGGCCGTTGCGCTCGCCGTTGCTGGTCACTGCGCCCTCGATCTTCGACATCTCAGTGCCGAAGCCGACGATGTTGTTGGGGTCTCTGGCAATCTTTTGCAGGCTCAGCGTCACCCGCGCGTTGTCCGTTGAATCGTTGGCTTTCTGCGTCTCTGCGGCTTGGTGCCGAAGCAGCGACGATTGCATCTGCAGCGCTTCGACATCTGCGTGCTTGTCAAACAGCGCGCGCTGGGCGTCGGACTGCAGGCTGTCGCGGATCTTCTGCCGTTCGTCGTTGAACTTGCCGGCATAGGTGTCGATGAACGGCTTGCCGACAGCCTGCTGCTCGCGGGTGTTTGCCCACCCGTCCTTGTCGTTGTACTGAATCAGCATCGCCGCCTGAGTCAGTCTGTTCGCGCCGTCCTTTGCGGCCATCGCGTCCTGCCGCAGGTTGGTCTCGGCCAGCACATCAGCCGCACCCTGCATCTCCTTGCCGGCCTGCGCGACGTCGCGCCCCGTCGTGGGGTTGTAGCCCGCAACAGTTGCCGACGGCTGCAGCGATGGCCGCTGGCCGAAGGATGTGGGGTCTGGCAGGACTGGCATCAGCGATCCACCAAGTCGCTACCCCAGGACGATGTGCCGGGACCGCCAGCCAAGTCACCACGGCCTGGCGCACCAGAGCCGAAGCGCTGGAACAGCGAGGCGCTCTTGGCGCCGGCCGACAGCAGGTTCGATGCGCCGGCCACGTAGCCGCTGACCTTGGCGCTCTTGCCTTCGTACTCGCGCGCCGACGCCTGGGCCTGGTCGCCGCGGTTTGCCTCATCGCCGTTGTACAGGGCCACGGCCTTGCGGTAGGCGCCCTCGGCGGCGTTCTGCGCTATCAGGTTCACCACCGTCGGATCAGATGCGCCACCGCCGGATGCCGCCGCCACAGCCAGCGAACGCGACACGACCATCTGGGTCTGACGGTCGATTTCGGCCGCGGTGCGCTGCGAGGATGCCTGCGCCTGGCCGCCGTTCTGGCGCAGCTGATCGGCCTGGAACTCGCTGGCATGCTGGGACTGTTGACCCTGCTGGATGGCTCCGGAGAACTGCAGGATGCTGCCCAGAACGGACAGATCCTGCGCGCCTGTGTTGCTGCCACTGAGGAAGTCGAGGAAGCCGGCCATCAGTATTCCGCCAGGTCAGGGGTGACGGCCATGACGGTGGCCGGGCGAGGCGCCTGCGCTTGGAGGCAGATGCGCGCGTCGGTCGTCCAGAAGCCGGGGAATTCGATCAGGTTCTCGTCGTACTCGGTGGTGACTTCGGCAGTCACTTCGGCGCCGGCCTCGATCTCTGGCATGTCGTCCAGGTAGTCGAACGCGCCGCCGTACTTCAGGCCCTTGCGGTGCGTGTCGGCCAGGATCAGACCGATGTGGCCGACCTTCTTCTGCCGGTTCAGCGGGCTGCCTTGCTGCGACTGTTGGCCCAGCTTCGCGCTCCTGAACCGAGCCTGGTAGCCGAGACCAACCACGACGTTGGTGGCTGCGGTGGCCAGCGTGATCTGTCCGCCCGACACGGTGTAGCGCTGCGTCCAGACCTCGGTGGTGTCGATGGTTCCGACATCGGCGCCGTCGGCCCACACCACGACATCCTTGCCCTCGAGATGGCCGAGACCCGTGATGACCGTAGCGGCAGACCCGGTGTAGGTCGTGAAAGAGTCGGCCAGCAGGCACAGTTGCTTGTCGCCGCGGCAGTCGACCTCTTGCGCCCACTTCTCGCGATAGCGCACCGTGGCGCCGTTGATGGTTCGGCGCACGGTGTAGTAGACCTGGTCGTCCAGATTTCCCGGCACGGCCGGTTGCACCACGACGTCCTCGATGTAGCCGTCGGTCTGGATCTCGACCAGCGCCAGCATGTCCTCGGCCTTGTTGACGATGGCCACGAAAGCGGTGCCGTCCGAACGGATGCAGTGCAGGCGCGTGTCTGGCATGCGCTGCACGTCGATGCGAACGATCCCTGGCATGCCCAGTTCAGGCGCCAACTCCATCAGGTCGGTGGAGGCGTAGTCGTAGGACTGCAGGTTGAACGACAAGTCGAAGACCTTCACGCCGGCCCGGTTCACGAAGTAGCCGGTCTGGTCGACCTTGACCGCCTCGGTGACGCCAGAGCCCTGCGTGCTTGAGACCTTCATGTTGAAGTTGGTCGGCGTCAGCGGCTCGTCCAGTGACGATGCACGCACCGAATACTCGGCGCCCTCCGCACCCAACAACAGGCCCTTCAGGTTCAGCAGCCAGTTGATGGTGTCGACAGGGCCTGAACCGATGGTGCGATTGATCGGGCCCGCATCGCCAGGGTAGGTCTCATCGAACGAGTCATAGGCGTCCGAGATCGAACCCCAGACGCCGTTCAGGCCCGCCCACCACATGCGTCCCTCGTGGATGCGAACCGATGTTGGCCAGCCGGCCAGGTCGGACCACTTGCCCTCTTGCCAATACTGCGTGGCCGTGATGCCGCCAAGATCCTTGACGACCTCGGCGCCGACACTGGTGGCTGACGTGTAGTCTGTGATCCTGGCGATGCCTCGCACAGACCCGCTGCCGATGATGAGTTCCATCGTCACGTTGTCGGGAGCGACGCGCGTGAACAGCAGAAGCCGATACCAGATGATCTGGTTGTCCAGGCCGTCATCGATCGGGCCCGTGATGTCGTTGGTCCAAGTGCTGAGCGGTCCGACATCAATCCATGTGGCGTTGTCGTAGGACCGCTGCAGCTTTACCGTGGAGGCTGTTGCGTTCCCCGAGATGCTCACGCTGAAGACGCGCGCGCCGCCGCCGCCAGTGGACAGGCCCGTCACTCTGATCGATGAGGTGAAGACGCCGCTGGCCGATGCCACGGTCTTCACGTCCTGGCCGACTGATGTGATGGAGAACAGCGCGCCTACGTGCGTGGACTTGAACGTGGCCGCGCTGGCTGTCAGGGTCACGTTCCCCGTCAAGGCGCTGGCCGTCAAGGTCGTCTGGGTCGTGTTCTCCAGATTGAACGGGCCGTCGATCGGCGTGTACAGCACGACTGACCACGACCGCCCGGCGGGATGCGTGCCGCGCCGCTCAATGCGCCGCTGCTGGAAGCCAGAGCAGGCCGCGAAGATGACGTCGGCCGATTGGTCGATGCGGATCTTGCTCAGGTCGCTTGCACCCCACGGGGTCGGAAGGGTGACGACGCCGGCCGCCTCAACGGTGCAGTTGGACACCCAGACCTTGCGCGCCAGTCGGCTGAAGAACCGGATGTAGAAGTTGCCTGTCGGGGTGATCGACAGGGAGTGCGTGCCCTGGTAGAGGGTTGTCTCGCGCACGTAGTCGTCCGCGCCGGATGAAGACCCGATGCGCAGCATCACGGGGCCGCGGGCAACGATGATGCGCAGCCCGTGCTCGACGCCGGTATTGACGGTCGTGACTGCCTGTTCGCGAATGGCGAATGCCGTGCCACTGCCGACCAGTTGCATGTAGTTGGGCGCGACCCATGACGACGTGGCGCCGGCCTCGTCGCTGTCTGTCCACCCAGTCAGGTCGGTCGGGAAAGTTCCATTGGTGATGGCGGTCGTCACTGTCGGCCGGGTCAGCAGGGTGTCACTGATCCAGATCCGCATGAGGTTGGCCGTGAGCTCGAGTTCGGCCAGGTCGGTGGTCGAGAAGCAGAACTTCAGGGTGCGCGACGCCAGGCTGTTGTAAATCGTGCCGATGTACTTCCAACCCACGCGCAACGACATGTTGCCCAGCACCCGGCAGACCCAGTTGGTCTGCTGCTCGGCCGCCAGCGCCAGGCGCTTCACGTCGATGCGCGCCAGGGCCCGCTTGTCGACGACACCGCGATTGAAGGAGAACAGCGATGAGATGTCGCGAGCCATCTCGTCAGCCGATCAGGTTGCCGGTGCTGCCGCCGCCATCGCGGCGATTGGGGAAGCGGTTGCGTGACAGCGACCAGTTGCCCCGGGCCGGAAATGAGGTCGGCTCGGCCATCGCGGCTTTGCTCTTGGCCCGCTTCAGCAGCGATTCGCGCAGGGTGTGCACGCGCGCCAGTTCGTCCTGCGAGTTGGACAACTTCAGGATGATCTTGCTGGCGAAATGAGCCTCCACGAATTCGCGGAACGACTCGGGCCACTTGTTCAGGTCCAGCCCGTAGCTGTCGAGCGACGACACCATGCGGACGTAGATCGTGTCCAGGTCGGCGTACCAATAGCCGGTCTCATCGTGGTAGCGCGTGAGCGGGCTGCGGAAGAACTCGTCGGCGCACAGGCCAGTGGTCAGCACCCAGTCGGCCGGCTTCTCAAACGCGCGGTTGTAGCCGAACGGCGGCTCGATGGTCGGGTCATAGTCGATCTGGATCGTCCGCATCGCGAAGTTCCACTGCCCTTGCTCGAGGCAGGTCTTCACACCGTTGCTGGACCACACGCGGTCGAGCAGACGGCGTGGTTCGCGCTGCTCGGTGAGCGAGTTCAAGAAGCGCTCGCCGCAGTGCAGCAGCGCTCCGTTGTAGAGGTCCAGCTTCGTGGTCACGTCAGGCGGCCGTGATCTTCATGTGGTTCTGCATCCACTCGACCGCTTCCTTCTCGGTCTTCAGGCGGTCCTGCACCTGGGCGCCGTCGGCCAGGCGGATCACAACCCACTTCAGGTGCGGGCCCTTGAACTCCACCTTGTGGGCAATCGGGTCGGCCGGGATCTCGGGCACGTCGACCTCGGCGAAGGTGTACCGATGCGCGACGAACATGCGCGCGTAGTTGCGGCCCACGTCCATGACGATCAAGTCCAGCGCCCACTCTCCGGTCTCGACGCGCACATCGATGCGGTCATAGACGGTGAATTCCTGCGAGCAGTGGGCCCAGTAGGCCGGCTGCAGCACGTCGTTGATGGTGGTGCCGGCAGCGGCATTGACGACCCAGTCGCGGCGCAGCTGCTCGGCCAGGCCAATGCGCTGCGGGTCCAGGATCACGGCCCGCTTGGGCTGGTTGAGGTCACTCATCAATCACTCCTCAGTGGCTGAAAAAAAGCGGGCGCACCCTGCAAAAGGCGCGCCCGCGATGGCAAGGCTGCAAAGCCTTAGTTGAAGGTCGAAGTCATCAGGCTGCCGGTCGACAGCGAAGCGCCGGCCGTGGACACCGACACGATGCAGCCGATGGCGGTCTGCACGCTGGAGCCCAGCGAAGTGAACGATGCGCAGATGATCGGGTCGCCCGCCTTCATGCCCAGGTAGAACCCGTCGCTGAAGAAGTTCGACGCGGTCAGGTCGGTGGTGGCGTTGGTGCTGGCGTAGTACCAGAGACCGCCGCCGCCGCCGCCCGGGCCGTTGGCGTTGTTCGCCGCGGTCGAGCCTTGCGTGGACAGGAACTGCGTCGAGCCGGTGATGGCTGGGTTGACAGCAAAGGGCGCGATGAGTTGGCGCGGCGGGTTGGCGATCGATGACGCCTGGGTGGAACCGAAGTAAGCCATGGGGAAATTCCTTTCAGTGCGAAGCGAAGGCGTTGGATTTGGCCTTGTTCGCGAGAGAGCCAAGAAGCTGGAGGTTTGACGGTACGTGCAGGCCGCAGACATGCTTGCCTTGAAGCGGAACGATGTGATCCACATCCACCTCCATGCCGGCATGCTCTCGGTAGATTGCGGCCAGCGTGTAGATGTCCTCGATCAGGTCGTGGTCCGCCCATGGCGGAGTTGCCTGAAGTTGCGCGGCTCTGTACTTCGCCGCCGTTGCATTGCGCTTGCCGTGGTTGGCGGCAGACCATGCAGCGTTCTTTGCGCGCAAGTGTTCGCGATGCGTTGCCGCGTAGCGTTGGTTGCGAGCATTGGCCGATGCGCGGTTGCGTTTCTGCTCAGCACTCTTCAGTTCTCTCGCTTGTTCTGGGTTGGCCTTCGCCCATGCGCGATGCTGTGCCGCATGCTTCTCGGGGTTGTTGCGCTTCCAGGCTGCCGACTTCGACGCCATGCACTCGGTGCAAGCTCGTGTGGTGACAAACCGTTCAGCGCAATGCCCGTGCGGACAGGGCTTGCCGGTGTAGTACCGACGAGCACCGGCCAACAAGGCATCACCCCGAGAAAGGCGGTCAGGCATAAGCGCTTCCGTCTGCGGTGATCACAACGACCCCGGTGTTCTGCAGCAGCAGTGCGCCCATGAAGCACGAGGCGCGCGCGTAGCTGTAGTCGTTTTCCTGGTCGTAGCCGACCGGCGACTGGATGCCGGCGGTGTCGGCCGCAAACCCGGCAGCGGTCTTGTGGTACAGGAAAGACTTCTCGCTGGTCGTGCCCTTGCCCGGCAGGTTCGGGTGCTCGATCAGCAGCGTGTTGCGCCAGCGGTAGGCCATCGGCTTGTCCTTCCAACTCGGGTTGTCCGAACCGGCATAGGGCCGCATGTCGACGTACTGCGCATTGCTGAACTCGGTGGCCTGCTCCATGTAGGCCAGGAACGAGGGCTGGCACAGCAGCGTGATGTTGCTGTCCCATGGCACCGCAGCGTTGCTGAGCTTCACGCGGCCGTTCTGGAACAGCGACACGTTGGGGATGGTGCTGCTCGAGCCGATCGTCACCGTGCCGGTGTTCAACTGGTTGATGATCAACTCATCGATCTTGCGGTTGATCACGGCCATCGTGGTCATCTGCATCACCGCGCGCTGGTTGCCCTGCGACGCGAAGATGTTGAAGCCGGTCTTGCGCACCAGGTCATGCCACTCCTGCAGCGTGACGGTGTTCTGGCTGTTGCTGTCGTTGCGCGCCGGGATGCGGCCGTTCAAGCCGCGGGTGACGGCCGAGGCGGCGCCGGAACCGGCGACCAGGAAGATCGCCTGCTGGCCCTTGATGACGGCCTCGGTGGTGACGGTGTCACGCAGCAAGGTCGAATGGGCTTCGAAGGCCTGGATGAATTCCTGCTTGTACTGAATTTGGAATGCTGAATCGGACACGATGGTCTCCTTGAGAGGGTTGGGATCAACCGTCGCTCGGGGTGTCCGTTCTGTGGCTGTTCGCCGGGGTGTCCTTCACAGGGGCCGGCGGCCCGCCAACGGGGCCTTGCTACTCGGTAAGCAGGCCGCACTTTGCGTGCGCGCCTGCATGCCGTCAAATTGCGAGCCGAGTTTGCTCAGGCCTGTCGGCGCGGCTTCAACTTCTCGCGTGCACCGAGCAGTTCGCGGTAGCGGGCCTGCATTTTCTCGTCTCGGTTGTAGCCCGCGCGGTCCTTGCGCATCGTGGTTTCGATCTTGTCGATCTCACTCTCGACGCCCTCCATCTGGTTGCCGCCAGCGCCTGGCACGACGACGCCGGCCGGGTTCTGGATAAGCGCCAGACTGGCCAGCAAACGAAGCGCGGCCGGGCTGCTGCCGATGGGCGTGCCGTCGGCCAGTCGGCCGCCAAGCAACGACTCCTTGAGCGGCTGCGAGGTGTTGCCATCCAGCAGGCCGTGGATCAGGTTGACGGTGCGCGTGTACTCGGCGCCCCACTCGGCGCGCATCTCATCGTCTGTGGTCTGCTGCAGCCGCAGGTCTTCCGCGGCGCGCGCATCGGCGACCTGGTTGGTGATCTGCTGCCAGGCCTTCAGTGTGCCCTTGACCTGATCTGGCGTCTGGTTGGTGGCGTGCGCCTCCTTCAGCACCTCGGACAACAGGCCGGCATCGATGGCCTTGGCTGCATCACCCAGGTCGTACTTGTCGGGCGCGGCGGGGATGCCTACCGCGGCGCGGTACTCGGCAACCTGCTCGGCCGTCGGGTTCTTACCCAGCACCGGCTTGAGCTCGCCTTTGCTGATGCGGTTCTGCGCTTCGATCAGAGCATCGATGGCAGCCTCGGGCGAGGCGTAGCGTTGCAGCCGCGTCAGCTTCTTGGCGTCGTCCTTGCTGACGGTCTCGCGCCAATTCTCGGGCCAGTTGGCCTTGACGGGTTCTGGGGTGGCCGGTGCCGCGGGTGTTGCTGGTGCGCCTGGCGCAGCTGGTGCTGCAGCCGGTGCACCACTTGCCGGTGCGGCAGCCGCCGCTGGAGCGGCCGGGGCAGCCGCTGGGGTCGTGGGCGCTGCATTGGCTACGGGCGCCGCACCATCGCCGCCGCTCGATCCGCCATCACCATCGGGCGCGCGGTGAACACCATTTCGTTTCCACATTTCAATCCCTCCTCAGGGCGCTGACGTTGACCTTGAGCAGCTTCACGACCTGCTGCCCGACGAACCCACGACCCAGCGCGAACGCGGTGTCGCGGTCGGTCGGGTAGTAGTTGAACTGGTAGGTACCGGCCGCCTGCTCGATGACCCACTTCAGGGCCCGCTGCTGCTGGTCCTCGGTGGCCACACCGCGCTGCAGGGCCTGCAGCGCGCTCGCATCGGCCAACTCGTAGGGTGGCGGGATGTGCGGGCCAGCCGCCCGGGTGACTGGTTTGGTCGCCATCGATTACGCCGCCGCCGGCATGCCCTGCTGCGGCACCATGCCCGACTGGCCGATGTTCTTGGCCGACTCGCTGGCCTGCTGCAGCAACGCGAGCTTCTGCTGTTGCGCCATGAGTTGCTCCTGGTTGGCCTTCTGCTCGGTGACGTAGGCCTCGGAGTTGACCCATGCAGCCGGCACGCCGATGCCCAGCAGGGCCTCGCGCAGCGCCACCTCGGTCTTGGGCAGGAAAGCGCACGACGGGTCCAGCGCCATGGCCGATCCGATCAGGGCCTGGGCCTGCTGGAACTTCTCGCCCTTCTGCTGCTCGATGGCGTCGTGCAGCGGGCTTTCGAAATTGAACGCAATGTCGGCGCCGTGCAGTTTCTTGGGCCACGCGCGAGGGTCACCGAAGCCGCCGTTGCGCCACAGCAGGTCGAAGGTCTCGTCGCACAGTGCGGCGTTGTATTCCATCTCCATCGGCTCGAAGATGGGCAGCGCATTGCGGATGTACTCCTGCACCCTCTGGCCGACCTCGTAGGCCGTCATCTCTGGGGCGCGCTGGGGTAGCGTCAGGGCGTCCAGAAAGAACGCGCTGTGTAGCATGCTGCGCGTGTCCTGGTTCATCTCGATGCCGTAGTTGAAGCCTCGGAAGTCCTGCTCGAGCGGGCGCAGCGCAGCACCCAGCCGCTCGTCGTACTCTTCATCCACCCAGGTCACGCCGCCGGCATACAGCGCCAGGTCTGTTCGAACGGCGCCCTGCGTGGCCAGCATCGGCGGGCTGGTGGCCTTCTCGCCGGCCTCGAGCAGGGTGAACGTCATGGCCTGCAGCAGGCGGGCATCAGGCAACGCGCACACCGTGGCGGGGCTGTAGCTGTACTGCGAGCCGCTGACGGTCTGCCAGCGCGGGATGATGTAGTGCTTGCCCCAGATGGGCGTGGCTTCCATCAACTTGCTGTGCGCCGTGTCGTACCAGAGCGACCAGCGCGGGCGGCCACGTGCATCGTCGTCGTACATGTCGGCGTCGATCACCATGTGGCGGCACTCGATCTCTTCAAACGGTGTCTTGCCGGCGATGTCCTTGACTTTCTGGTCGACCTTGTCGCCGAAGATCCGCACCAGCATCTGCGCCGTGGGCTTCCACTTGCGGGCCACGAAGCCGATGGCGCCTTCCTCGTTTTCCTGCCAGCACACGTCGCGCAAGTGCCAGCAGCGGTAGAGCATGCCGTTGGCCTTCTTGTTCAACTCGACACTGAGCACGGCCTGGCCGAACGCGGCGAAGTCGTGGTCGCCTTCCTTGGTGGCGCGGGTCAGCAGCGCGGCCGGGTCGTACATGGCCTTGCGCTGGACCTTCTCAAACCACTCCAGAAAACCCTTGACCTCGTTGTCGACCTTGGTCTCATGGCGGATGCCCGGGTGAAACCATGGCCTGGCTGTCGGGCGCAGCATCGTGCTGAACTGGTTGCCCAGGTCGCGCCGGCAGCGCACCGGGAAACTGCTCATCAGGTTGCTGGCGAAGTCAGTGCCCAGGCTGCGCGACAGCGTGAAGTCGGCGCGCTCCGGATAGAAGTTGTCGGCCACCTCTTGATGCAGGGAGTTCAGCGGCGCCTTCTTGCTGAACAGGGCATCGGCCACTTCATTGAGTTGCTTGATGTCCATGGCTTAACCCAGCTTTCCGGAAGCCGGCGCGGTGTTGGTCAGCATCGTGGATGCCCGGCCCCCACGCGAGACTTGATTGATGAGCTCTCGCTTGCGGGCCTCTTGCTGTGCCATGGGGTCTGGCATGGCGGTGGGAGCAGGCAGTCCGGGAGTCTTGGGGGCCAGAGCTTTGCCGACAAGGCCTGCTGCCAATGCGGATGCGCCGGTCTGCGCAGCTGCACCGAGCAGGGTTGTGCCGCCTGCCGCGCCAACTGTACCGGCCGCCGCCCCGCCGACCAATGAACCAGACCCAGCCGCGTATCCGCCAGCCGTGTAGAGCGATGCGCCGCTGGCCGTCAGGCCGCTGCCGGCGACGGTTCCGGCCGTGGCAGCCGTGCCAGCCGTCCCTGCAGCGGTCGCGGCACTTGCCGCGCCTGCCCCTTCGGCTGCCGTTGCTGCGCCGCCGAAATACTCCACCACTGCTGCTGCTGATGCGCCCATGGGCTACTCCTTGTCCAATCGCTTGGCGTAGATGAGATCCACCAGTTCGTAGCCCAGCGCGCCTAGCAGAGGACCGAAGTCGTGCGCGCTCTTGACGTGGTGGTAGATCGCTTGAGCCCCCTCGGCCTTCGCTTGCTCGTCACAGAACTTGATCAGCCGGTAGCCGGTTCGGCCGCCGCGGTGGTCGGGGTGCAGAAACAGGATGTCCTGCACCGCCTGTATCGACTGCTTGTAGTGCCGGTTCGGCGCCAGGAAAAACACGCCGTATCCGATCAGCTCGCCGTCCAGGCGAGCGGTGTAGACACGCACAGCCGGCGCACGCCGGTAGAACTCCCAGTCGGGGTCCAGCGCGATGTCCTGGTAGTGCGCGATCTCGCGCCAATGCAGCGCCAGCAGCGGCTTGATCTCTTCGATCACGTCGCCGACTTGCTCGCGCTGGTAGGAGATCACGCCCGCCTCCGAACCGAGAGCGGTTGCCGCGCAGGCGGCACGATCTGCGGCAACTTGCGCAGGCCTTGCTTGGTCTGCGTCAGGTCCATCCAGTCGGCAACGTGCGTGATCGCACGCGGTCCGTAGTGCCATGACATCACGGCCGCGTCGCCCTCATTGGTCGACCGACCCAGTCGCTCCATCACGCGCTCCTTGGGCTCGGCCTTGATGCCGTTGGGCGTGACCTCAAAGGTCGGCGCCGTCAGGTCGGACATGAGGCGCGGTCGCGGTGGCAGCGCGATGGGCGAGCCGCCAGGTTGCCCCGGGTCCAGCGCTTCACGGAACAGCCACAGCGCAGCGGTGCGCTTGTTCGTGAACTTGAGCTTGCCATCGTTGGTGCGGCGCGATGAAGCCTCCGCGCCCTTGTAGGCCTTGACCTCGACCTGGTTGCCGCGCAGATGCTCGTACATCGGCCCGCCGTAGCCGCCGCCCATATCGAGCACCACCAGAGCCTGGTCGCGCCGATGGCTGATGACGATGCCCGCGCAGTAGGCGCCGGCGCGGTCCATCGGGATGTCCTTTCCGGGCACCTCGACCATCTCGGAGAACCATCCGTCATAGCGAGGTGACAGCACCATCGGGTCTTCACCGCCGCCGCTGGCGTCCACGCCGATCGAGCACATCGGCACGCCGGCCGGCGGCGTCGGCTTCCACCGCGCTTGTGCCAGTTCCACCCACTTGGTCGGGATGATCTGGTTGGGCTGGTCCTTGAACGCTGTGCGGAATCCGCCCATCAGTAGCGATCGATACGGCTCGGGCATGGCGTCCAGCTGCTGCTCGTAGCCGCTGGCCACATAGTAGGGGTTGTCCTTGACGCTGGCCGGGATGTAGGTGCGTGACGTGGCGCGGACCTGTTTCACCTTGCCGGCCACCGTCACCTCGTACTCGCCCTGACCCGGCACCCATTTGTCGTTGCCATCGTCGTCGGACACCACCCAGCGCAACTCGCCAGGCTTGGCCGGGTCGTGATAGGTCGGATCGAGCCACGGGGCGAACATCTCGATGACCCACAGGCCTTCGGCGCTCAGCGGCGGATTGGTGGCCAGTACCGTTCGCACTCGCTGCTTGGGGTCATCGCTGCGGTTCCAGCCCATCAGGAAGCGGATCTGGCTCTTGGCGAAGTGGGTGGCCTCGTCAATGCCCAGCAGGTCGCGCCCCTTGCCCATCTGGCCCTGCTCATCGCCCACGCGGTTGGCCGCAGCGAAGTCGATGATCTGCTTGTCGGTCACACGCAGCTTTGGCGGCGGGCTGCCGTTGAACCCGTCTCGGCTGCCGTGGATCTTCAAGCAGTCCTCGATGATGCGGTCCAGGTCGCCGTACTGCCGGCGCATGATCAGCGAGCGCTGGTGCTCGTTGTGCGCCAGGCCCAGGATCAGTTGGCTCTTGCCGCCACCCGGCTCGCCGCCGTACAGCAGCACGTCGGCCTTGCTGAAGTAGGCCTCGGTTTGCGGGCCCGGGTTGGGCACCCACTTCATCGCCGCCGTCTGAGCGTTCGCGTCCTTGTAGATCGCAGCCTGCTCAGCCGGTGGCAACTTGGCCACCCTGGCGATGATGTCGTCCAGCGTGCTCATCAGACGGCTGGCGGTTCCTGCTCGACAGGCGCCGGGGCAGCGACAGGTTCATCGTCTGGCGCGACAGCCAGGGCGACGGTGATCGCTGCGGCAACGGACGGCGAGTCGCTGGCCTGGGCCTGCGCGAGTTCGGCTTGCAGTTCGGTCTTGGTCATGCGGATGCTCCAGTGGTTGGCGGCACGAAAGCCGCGGGGAAGCCTTGCGGCCCGGTGTGGTCGCGCTTGTCGGCCCAGGTGTCGCCCATGTACTTCAGGTCATCAATGGCACCTTGCAGGAAGTGGCTGGCGTTCAGCGCCTCCTGGGCCTGCGCCTTGGCCTGGGCCAGCCTGCCCTGCAGTTCCTGGGTGCGCGCCCGGGTCTTGCGGTAGCTGTGCGTCCACTCGTCCACACCGTAGCGGAACCGCGGCGTGAACAGATCGGACTCGGGTGGTGTGCCCACCTCAATGCCGCGCGAGCGGGCTATGTAGGTCAGGAAGTGGATGCCGGCGCGCTGCATCTCGTACTCTTCGCCGGCCGCCATGTCGACGCCCCACAGCCCGATGGTGGTGGCGCCGAGTTTGATCGCGCGGGCCATCATCCAGAACAGGCTGCTGCTGCAGAACCAGCGCTGCGGGTCGAACTCGGCCAGGATCTCATCGGCCGGGTAGACCTTAGAGCCTGGCAAGGCTGCAACTGGCGCGCCGGTCCACAGCGTGACGCCGCGGGCGGGAAGAGCCGCAAGCCACTGGCAGTATTCGGGCGAGAACCAGGTCTGCCCGGGTTCCCAGACGTGCATCTCGAACCACTCATCGACCCGTGGCGCGACGCCGTACAGGCCGGGTGAGCAACCCCAGATCTTCCAGCCCGGGTCAGCGTAAGGCGCTGAGCGTGCCGAAGCAGGCGCAGAGCCGCAGAGCGCGATCTTCAGTTCAGCCATGAGTTTCCCTCCTCAGGCTGATCAGGTCGTCGTGCTGAGCTTGATCGACGCCGTGCTGAACGGGTTGACCACGGCCCACACAGCAGTGCTGATGCCGGTCAGCACCAGGGTGCTGATGGCATTGGCCGATGACGACAGCACCGTGCCGCTGGACATCACCGAACTGGCGAAGGTCTCGCTGTTGGCGGTCTTCACATAGATCGGCGACGCCGAAGTGGCGCTGCTGTTGAAGACCAGCGTCTTGGTCACGCCGGGAATCGGCGGGTCCAGCGTGTAGACGCCAGACGATGCGGCCGTCGTCAGCACCGACTGCCCCCAGGCCAGCAGGTTCGCGGCTGTCGTGTCCGCAGTGCTGTTCAGCGCGCGGACGGCCTCGGCCCCGACGACGAACTCGGCCGGCGTGCGGCCTCCGCTCTGAACGGTGCTCAGGGTCTGCAGGCCAAGCCGGCTGCCCAAGAGCGTGGTAGTGATCTTGTCTTTCCAAGCCATGATGGCCTCCAGTTAGAACCCGACTCCGGGCGTGACGTAAATCGATGCAGTCCCGCCTGAGGTAACTGCCGATACCCATGCTGCGTTGTTGTTCGGCCCGATGGTGAAACAACGGCTCAGCGTGGATGGGAGCGCCAGGCCTTGGCTTGGCGTTGCGGTCGTCGGGATGGACGCGGCAACGGTGCTGCTGCCCCATGCCAGCCAGACGGCCAGAGTTGACTGATTGCTGACCCAGCAAGCCGACATGCCACCCGTGTTCCATTGCGTCGGAGTGGCGCCTGTTGAACTGGTGGCCGCGACCAGGACGGTGTTGCCAGCTGGGCGGAATGCGCTGTCTTGTGACATGGTGGTCCTCAGTAATTCTGTGTGTGCAGGCAGTGGATAGATTCAGCGGGCCGGCATCTGCCGCAGGCTATTGGCGACGATGGCGGCGATAGCGGCATACCCGCTGTCGTTGAAGTGGATGCGCCAGCCGCTCGCCTCTTGGTGATAGAGGCCGGTGTTGTCGAACGTGGTGGCGGTGTAGTTGGCTAGGTCGAAGGGACCGCCCGCGTAGCGCATGTCGATGAGCCGGTTTGCAGTGCCAGCCCACTGGGCTCGCAGCTTAGTGTTCGCGCTGTTCAGATCGGCGTTCATCGCATCCACCGTGGTCTGATTCAGCACGCCGGCATCGGACAGCTTGTTGACATACGACGGCGGCTGGGTGCACACCGCGACATGCCACGGGTTCTCGGACTTCACGGTGCTGACGTACAGCAGCAAGTCATCGACGGCCTGCTGCGGTGTGCGCCCGTTGTAGATGCTGTTGACCAACTCCCACGCCACCAGCACGCAGACCTTGCCGGCGTTGTAGGCTGCCGTGACATCGACCCGGCTGGACAGCATTTGCGCGGCAGTCTGGCCCGACACGCCGAGATTGGTGACCGGCGTGCCGTTGGTGCTGATCGGAGGAAGTGTTGCAAGCACGCTCGGGTAGCTTTGCGCCGCAGACGTTGCGAAGTCGCCCTTGGTCAGACTGTTGCCATCGCACACGACGATGGCCTGACCGCTGGCATATCGCAATTTAGCCCTGCCTATCAGTGCGGGTTTCACTTGAACACCGCCACGCGAGTCGCGGCTTCTTCAGCGCCGGTGGCCCATGTCCAGGTGGCATTGCGCGCCGTGGCCGTGCTCTGGAGTTCGTAGACCAGCACGCCGCCGTAGGCGGTCCCGCTGACGCCTGCGATGGAGTCGGAAACCGTGAACCCGGTGCTGATGGTCGGGCTCGCAAGGGTCGGGCCCTCGGTCAGGAGTGCCACCACCAGGCTATTGTTCTGTGATGGCGTGAGATTGCCGGCAGCCAACGATGTCGCCGATGTGGTGACAGCTCCGATTTCAACATCGAACGGTATGGTGCCAGACCCACTGAAGGCCATTGCGAACACCGACGCATAGTTGATTGACGCCGTGAATGTGTGGCCGGTTCCGACCGTTGGGCTCTTGCAATAGAACAGCCTGGCTGTCGAAAGTCCGGGGCCGGCGCTGCTGCTTGCGGTGAGCGCGGTCCAGGTGTTGCCCTTGTTGTCGGACAGCGTGCGGCCGACGTCCGCCGCGATGCCGACCACGATGAAGTCGGCGCCTGTTGTGTTGATGGCCGCAGTCGTCTGCACGCCGCTGCCGTGCGCGAGCAGGCTGTACCCGGCTGCGTTGGATGTGAACGCAATGGATGACGGGTTCGACAGGCTGCCGTTGTTCGTGACGCTGATCGTCTTGGACCCGGTCGATGCCGGCGTATACGAGAACGTCGCGGTCGGCGATCCGCTGCTGATCGAGACCGACGACGGGGTGAACGTGCCGCCGCCAGTGGCCGCAGGAGTGACGACGACGGTTCCAGTGATCGTGCCATTGGCGCCGACTGTGAAGTTGCTCGATGCGACGCTGACGGTGCCAGACGTTGGGCCTGACAACGTGACGGCAGTCGCTGCGACCTGGTCGGCTGCAGCGCCAGACTGCTGGTTGATGCTGTAGTAGTAGATCCCGCCTCGAGCGAAGAACGTGACGCAGTTGCGGACGTTCAGCGTGTTGACGTAGCCACTCGATCCGTCCCACTCGCGGAAGCCGGTGAAGGTCGGGACGTTCGTGCCGTCTGCCAGCAGGTCGACCGTGCACGACCCTCCCTCGACTGCGCCCGTGCTGTTGACGGTAAAAGCCAGGACGCTGTTGACTGTCCTTTGGGACATGTAGGAGAGGGCGCTGTTGAACGGAATTGCCGTCGTGAACGAGATGATTCCAGGGCCTAGCACCGTCAACTTCTCGGCGCCAGTTGTTGTTCTGGTGAAGATCGACGGCACACCTGTCGTTGCATCGGAGTCGATCACGATCTGCGAACCGTCGCGGCGGTTCCACACCGGATTGCCGGCGCTGTCGAGTCCGTACTTAAACCCCATGATCGTGGACAATACTTGCCGCAGCGCCATTTCAGATACCCAACGCCCCGCCCTTGCGCGGCATTTCCTTGACCTCTGCAGCCGGCGTTTCCTTCTCGCCGCCCTCTTCGTCAGGCGCCTCGACCTGCAAGATTTGCATCATGCGGATCTGCAGGCCAACGCTGGTCTCGTCGTCGCCCCGCACGCTGGACGACTGGCTGACGTTGGTCACGCAAGCCACGGCCATGAAGTGCACTTCACTGCCAACCTGCGGCAGCAGCTTCAGGCCCAGCTTGTCGAGCTCGGACTCTTCCAGCCTGAGGTTCAGGCCCCACGAATACGGGTCGGGTTTGCCGCCCGGGCCCACAGTCATCTCGGCCTTCTCTTCCTTCAACTCGGCCGTGGTGTAGGCGAGGTCAACAAGCGCTTGCGGCATCTCAGTCCTTCAGGGTTTCGTTGGCCTTGGCCAGGGCGAAGGCAATGCGCCTGGCGCCCTCCATCGGATCGGCCGGCGCCACATCCTTGCCTTGGGTGTCGGTGTTGCCGACTTCGACCTTGTCGCGCCACTTCGCCGACTGCCTGTTCTTCAGCCAGAAGATGCAAGCCACGGTGTCTGGTGCGTAGATCTTGCGCACCTTGGTCTGTACGACCTCGCGGTCGATGACGCGGATGTCGACCTCGTCGTGTTCGAATCCGAGCGCGCGCTGGTACAGACGGTCCACGACCTCGGCATCAGCCATTGCCTTGCCGGCCTGCAGAGCCTTGGCGAACTCGGGGTGCTTGAGTTTCCACAGGTACAGCGTGGACTCGGCGACGCCGAAGAAGTCGGCGATGTCCTTGTCGATCGCGCCCAGCAGCGCCAGCTTCTTGGCGGCCGACGGGAAGTCGACCTTGTAGCCGACGAGATAGGGCGAAGGACGACCCCCCTTGCTTTTCGCCGGGGCGACTGTCTTCTTGGCGGGCCCGCGCTTGGTTGCCATGGGCCGGATTGGACCCAGTCCTTACGCTGTTGTCGCGAACTCCAGCCGAGTTTGCAAATGCTCAGCCTTCGAAGTCTCGACGGTGCGTTGCTCAAACCAGAAGTTGTGCAGCCGTGCAGCCTTGCCGTAGGCCGGCTCCTTGATGCCGCCGCACCGGACCTGAGCGATATAGCCGCTGCCCAGGCCGCAGGCCACTTCGATCTTGTAGTCGCGCCAGCCCCAGCCGTTGAGATCGGACACGATCTGCAGCACGTCGATGGCGGGCGGGATCATGCGATGCAGTCCAGCGTGAGCGGCATGCCGGCCGGGATGCTGAACCGGGCCTGTTTGCCCGACAGGTCGAAGTCTGGCGAGACACCAAGCGCCGGCCTGGCGCTGGCCACGTTGCCATCAAGGACCAGCGCATCCCCCGCCAGGATGGCCTTGATGGCCCACAGGCTGCGCCGCAGCGACGTTGACTCGCTGGGCCCTGGCCCGTAGTGCACCGCACCGATCGACGCGGCCGCGCGGCGGCACTCGGTCACCAGCTGCTTGAACTCTGCGGGCTCCATGCTGAACCCGGCGTCGAGGCCTCCGTCGGCCCGGCTCAGCGTCAAGTGCTTCTCGATCATCGTGGCGCCCAGCGCTGCCGCGGCGACCGATGTTCCGATGCCCACGGTATGGTCCGACAGCCCGATGTTGCGCGACTCCAGCAGCGTGCGCCACGCGGACAGCCTGACCAAGTTGGCGTCTTCCGGTGGCGCCGGGTAAGCGCTGGTGCACACCAGGAACGTGTGTTGCTTGCCAGGGTAGATGCCGGCCAGCCGCGCCGCATACAGTTCGCCCTCGGTTGCCATGCCGGTCGACAGGATCAGCGGCTTGCCCTTGCCGGCCATGTACCGGATCAGCGGCAGGTCCACCAGTTCGAAGCTCGCGACCTTGTGGCGCTTCACGCCCAGCGACTCGAGGTAGTCGACGCTCGGCTTGTCGAACGCAGCGCCGAACGGCTCCATGCCGAGTTGCCGGACCAGGGCGAACAATTCAGGCAACCATTCCCATGGAGTCCATGCTTCGCGGTACAGTGCGCGCAGATTGCGGCCAGCCCAGGGGCCTGATGGGAGGACATAGCTGTCGCTCACGCACAGGGTGTCTTGCTGCCAAACCTGCACTTTGAACAGGTCGGCGCCCGCATCTGCCGCGGCTTGCACGATCTGCTTGGCGCGTGGCAACGACCCTAGGTGGTTCGCTGAAAGCTCGGCGACGATCTCAAGGTTGGGCATAATGGCCTCCGTTCCGAGGAAGGCGAGTCCTGGCGGAAGAGGTACGCTGGCCGGCACCGAAATAGGCCACTCGGAACAATTCACGCGTCATAGCTGTATGTCTCCTGCAGCAGGTTGAAGCCCAGGCTCCTGAACAAGCCCACGCTGTTCTGGTTCATCGGGTTGATGTTCGCCAGGAAGGGCCCCGGGTGCAGTCGCATCAACTCCTGGACCGCTTGTCTGCCCAGGCCCTGTCCCCGGTGCGCCTTCAGCACCCCCACGCCGATCTCGCGCTGCTTGGACAGGTAGACGCAGCCAGCCTCGAAGTCCACCGGAGATGTGAACCAGTACCACGCCGTGTGCGGCCTTGATCGCATGAAGGCGCAGTGCTGTTGCCATGTCGGCATCTCCTTATGGCTGATGTTCTGGTGCGGCTCCCGCTCCTTGAGCAGTTGGAACGGAAGCGTCCACATCGCCGGGTAGTCGTAGATGCTTTGCAACTTCATGCCCTGACCTCCAGTCCTTGAGCCTTCAGGAACCGCACCGCGCCCTTGGGTGTGGCATCGGTGAATTGGAAGAGCGCACCGGCCGCGCACGCATCGGCGCCGGCCTTGAAGGCGGCGGCCATGTCGTCGTAGCCCGAGCAGCCGCCTGATGCGATGACGGGGATGGAGACTGCGGCGCTGACGGCGCGGATGAGGTCGAGGTCGTAGCCGCACATCGTGCCGTCGCGGGCGACAGACTGGAGCAGGATCTCGCCGGCCCCATGCTCTTCCAGCCACTCACACCAGCCGGAAGCAGTCTGTATGTCCGTGCGCGAGTCGCACACTCCGACGATGGCCTGGCTGCCGAAGCGATAGGCTGCAGGCTTGAACAGGTCGTGCTCTGTGCGGATGCTGACCTTGTCCGCCCCAGCCCGCAGCAGCGCATCGATGTCGTGCAACGTCTTCACGCCGCCACCCACCGTGATGGGGATGAAGCACCCGGCGCTCAATTCGCGAACCAGGTCGAGATCTGGCCCGCGGCCTTCTGCAGTCGCTCCAATGTCCAGGATGCAGAGCTCATCGACGCCGCGCTTGGCGTGCACCTTGGCGATGGCGGAAGCCGACCCGATGCTGCGCGTGCTGACAAAGCGCTCGCCCTTGAAGGCGGTCTTGCCGCGGACCAGGATGGTTGGGATTACTCTTTTCGCGAGCATTGAAGCGCCCTTTCTACCGGCCATCCAGCGCGCAACCGGCCCCGGATCGTGGTGTTCTTCAGGCCTGTGATCTCGGACCACTCGGCCAGCGTTCTCCACTCGTTGCCGCATTCGATGTACAGACTGTTCCTGCGGTTCCTTGCTTGCTGCTTTCGTGTGGCCCATCTCACATTGCCAGGCTCATAGTTGCCGTCGTTGTTCGGGTATCGGTCAAGCGAATAGCCCGGGCCTGGACGCCGCCCAACCGCCGCCACAAACGCCTCAAACGATTGGCGCCAGTCTTGGTGCATGCTGATCCCGCGGCCAGCGTAGTCGGGGAATATGCGCGCCGCCGCTGGATCGCACCGTCGCTTCACTGAGTGCCATGTGCGCCACTCGACAGACTCTTGGCCGGCCTTTGCTTCCCCATGCCTCAAAGCAGCATGCTTCCCTGTGGCCGCATACGCCGCCAAGTGCGCAGCCCCAACTTCTGCCTTCAGGCAGCCGCACGACTTCACTGCCCCGCGTCTAAGCAGTGGGCCGGCAGCGGAAACGGTGCGGCCACACGCGCACACGCAATTCCACTCGGCGCCGTTGGACCCAAGCCCAGCCCTGTCGATCACGGTCAGCCTTGAGCAAACCATGCCCGTCATATCAATCGCCTTGCGTCCCATACCGAAACTCCTTCAACAGTGGACGCAACCCGTCCATGCCGTCGAACAGGGCCCAGTCCGTGAACTTGTCCAGCGCTGCCATGAAATGAGGCGCCGCCATCCCAAGTCGATCCAACCCCTCGTGGAAATTAACGCCTGAGTACCAGCCGCTAAATCGACCGTCAAACTCGCGCACCCACGCCAGGGCCACCTTGCGGTCAACAAGGCCAGCGCGCACATCGACGCTGATTTGCTGGCATCCCCGACCGAAGCCGTATTTTCGGTACATACCTGCATCGTGGCAAGCAGTTTGCCAATTATCTAAATTCTCGGCGTTCCACCAATTGGCGTCGCATGGGCGTTGGGCTTGCATGCCCGCCTTGATCGCCACCTCGGCATTGCGCCTGCTGTCCCACGGGATGTACTGCCCCAGGAAGTGCGCCTCGAGATCTGACGGCCAGCACTGCACGGTGTAGTCCTGCATGTCCCGCTCGGTGATGCCCTCCTCGCCCACGAAGTCATCCGGCCGCAGGCCCAGGAATCCGCCGAACTCGCTGCGCCAGCGGCGGGTCATCTGCTTGGCCTGCTCGCTGCCCATGGGCCCGCCGTACTCAGCCTGCGGGCACTCGCCGTACATCAGCAGCGTGTGGCCTGTCTGCGCTGCAACATTGAATGGCGTGCTGAAGATGACTGCATGCTCTGGCCATGAGATGTCGCCCACCATCTCCAGCGCCAGCCGGTTCAGCTTCGCCCGCACGCGCATGTTCGGCACGACCTCAATGGTCCTGGCGTAGCGCGCAAGGTTGTCAATGTTGGCCCGGCCGATGGGCGTCAGGTGGCAGGTCCGCGCTGTGACGATCGTGACATCGGCGCCGAGCTCGAGCAGCGTCAGCGCCTGGTAGGTCGAGTCCTTGCCGCCCGACGACGGCACCAGCACCCGGCCAGCGTGGCGGTCCAGCAGATGCACCAGTTCAGCCTTACGCGCCTCCCAATCCACCGCGGCCCTGCGGGCGTAGGTCAAGCATGCCGAGCAGACCCCGTCGATGAATGGCGTGTCTGGACGAGTTGATGGCATGACGCATCGCGAGCAGCGCAGCATCACGGCTTCTCCAGCACCCAGGCCGTGCACTTGTCGAAGCCCTGCGCATCCGGCACCACCGACAGCAGTCGCAGGCCCAGCGCTTCGTACAGGGCGCCGAACGGCCGCTTCCACAACTTGCCCGCATGCCCGCGGTACTCGACCTCTTCTTCCTTCTCGGCCTCGTACTCCACCGCGATGACGTACTTGGCGCTGACGTCAACGATGGCTTGCATCGTGGCCTTCAGGTCTTCGGGCGGGACGTGGATCAGAACGCCGGCCGTGAACACCAGGTCGAATGCCTCGGGCCCGTGAGACTGGCAGCCCGGGATGGCTGCAATGCACATGGCATCGATGCCCGCCTGGCGCGCCTCCTCTGCGGCCTTGCCGTTGATGTCGATGCCGCTGAGTTCAGCCCGCGGCGCGACCTCATGGATGGCCAGCAGGTTCCACCCTGCGTTGCAGCCGACCTCGAGCACCGTGCCGGGCTGACAGAACTGCACGGCACTCTCCCAGAACGGCAGGCGCGCATGCCAGTCAACTCGGTTGCGGTCCACGTACTCATTGCCGAACTCGCCGGCCCAGAATGCTTCAGGTTTCATGGGGTGCCCTCCTCAAGGCGTCGAACATGGACTCGGCCTTCGCCCAGTCCTCGGGTGTGTTGATGTCGATGCAGCGGTTGGAAGGCATCGGCACCATCACGGTGTGGCTGTCGATCAGCGGCGCTCGGACCAGGAAGGCCTCGGCCTTGCCCCAGTAGAAGCAGCCGGCGTCGGCCAGCGGGTCGGTGGCCACACTCATGGCGAACAGTGCGCCTCGTTGCTGCAGCACGGCATGGCCGCGCACCAGGTCGGCGGCCACCAGCAGTGGGCTGCAGGGGTAGATGACGCAGGCCTCGGTAATCCATGGCCAGACCGCCAACACCTCGCGGGCTATCTCCTGGGTGCCCTTGGTGCCGTCGTCTGCAAGGCGCCAATGCACTTCGCAACCCATGCCCAAGGCAGCGCCCTCAATCTCTTCGTCGTCGGTGCTGACCACGATGTTTTCAAACAGGCCGCTGTTCCTAGCTGCCGTCACCGGGTACTCGAGCATCGGCTTGCCGCGGAACGGCTTGATGTTCTTGCGTGGCACTCGCACGCTGCCGCCACGCGCCGGGATGATGGCCAGCCTCAATTGAAGACCTCGGCCAGCACGATGTCGACAGCCTGCTTGGCCAGCCCACGATTGGTCGTGGTCTTCTTCTCGCGCACGCTGTTCAGCACCACCGTCAGCCGGTCCACCAGCTTGACGCGGTGCCGCTCGATCAACTCGGCCTTGACCGCCGGGCCCGCAGCCTTCAGCCCTGTCTCAGCCTCGAACGCCAGGTCGGCCAGCAGCGTGCTGAACGCCAGCGCATCCGATGCCGACATCAGGAAGTTGGGCGTGTAGGCCGGCACGCGCTCGCCGGCCTGGTTCTTCTCGTTGAACAGCAGATGGATCTGGCCGTCGCGCGCGGTGACCTGCATGTCGATGTCGGTTCGGATCTGCCTCTCGGCTATGGCGTTGGTCACTTGAATGCCTCCTGCAGTGAGATGTCTGGGTAGTCGCTCCAGCGGGCGACGTGATCGGTGCGCAAAGCGCCAGCGTTCAGCCGCATCAGCCCGGTGGCCGCCGTCTCAGGCGACATGTAGGCGTGCCAGTTGGGCCACTGAATGACGTCGTCCTTGGGGTGCACGCCCTCCGTGCGACCGTCGAAGCGCGCGCGGCGTAGCCACTCATCGGCGCTGTCGTCGTCGTGCAGGATGGCGCCACCCTGGCCCAGGCCCAATGGCTTAGTCCAGTGGAACGACAAGCACTGCATTTCGCCGCGGCGAAACATGCTGCGCTCAAGATGCCACGCGCAGTCCCACACAGTTCCGCCCCGGGCTTCGATTGGGTAGGCAAAGTGCCAGGGCGTATCGCTGAAGCCCACCGCATGGCCTGCATTCATCGCCGCAGACGGCACGCCGATGTAGGTGTGCGATGGCATCAGCAGCCGCTGTCGGCCGTCCTCTGCCCAATGCCATGCCAGAGCGATCGTCAGCGCCATCGTGCAACTGGTCGTCGTCACCGCGTACTTGGCCCCGGTGTACTCGCACAGCGCAGCCTCGAAGTCGCGCGTGACCTGGTGCGGATCAAACATGCTTCCAGCCCTGTCGGTTTGTGATGCGCCCAATCGTTCGCTCAGACACTTCAAACAATGCGGCAACGCGCGACCTTGGCACGCCGCGGCTTCGCAGTTCGCGAATCGCCAGGGCTTGCGCAGTGGTTAGCAAAGCGCCGCCATGAGCTTCGCCTGCCGTGGTTGCTTTCCTGCCTTTGGAGATCATGTCCGCGGTGTTGTCCTTGGCGGTACCCAAAGACAAATGGGCCACGTTCACGCACAAAGGGTTGTCGCAGGAATGCATAACCATCAAACCTTCCGGGGCGGGCCCGTTGGCCATTTCCCAGGCAACTCGATGAGCAAGCCTCATCCTCCCGTCGGCGCCTAATCGCCCGCACCAGAACTGGCCGTATGTTTTTTGGCCGCCCACCATCGACTTCAGCGAGCCACGCCATTCGATGCAGCCGCTATCTGCTTGCCGCGTCTTTGAGGCAAACCGGAGCCTCTGCTCATCGGTGATCAGATACACGTCAGCGCCTCGCGTAACTCATCCACCGTCATGCGCCTGGCATCAGCAGACGATTCGCCTGATCGCATCGACTCGTGCCGCTTCTCGCCCGGGTTCAGTCGCGTGACCTCGTAGTCCACGCCCATGGCCAGCGCCAGGTCGCCCAGCATGTAGGCCGGCAGGTCTGGCACCAGCAGGTCGCCGTTCTGACCGCCCAGCGCAGCGTCGAGCACAAAGTTGACAGCCTGGGTGCGCGTCATCCAGAACCGCGTGGCCGCCCAGTCGGTCAACCGCACCGTCTTGCCCTGCTCCAGCGCGCGGCGCCAGATCGGGATCACGCTGCCAGTGCTTCCGGCCACGTTGCCATACCGCACAACGCAGCACCGCGGCATCAACTCACCCCGAGGCGCAAGCACCAGGCCTTCGCCCATGAACTTGGTAGCGCCGTACAGATTGGCCGGCTCGCAGGCTTTGTCGCTCGACACGAATACGAACTTGCTCACGCCGCAGTCCTCTGCCGCATTCAGCACGTTGACCGTGCCTTGCACGTTGGTCGCGATCATCTCGCGCGGGTTCTCTTGCCCAACCTCGACGCGCTTGAGCGCTGCGGCATGGATGACGGTGTCGACGCCGCGCATGGCGCGCAGCATCCGCTCAGCGTCTCGCACGTTTCCCACCATGTAGCGCAGACGGCTGTCGTCACCCAGGATCTGCCTGGCCTCATGCATCCGGGACTCGGAACTTGAGAGCAACGCGATGCGCGTCACATCCATGTCCATCAGACGCCTGGCCAGCGCGCGGCCCAGAAAGCCGCTGCCGCCAGTGATCAAAACACTCTTCATGCTTTGGGGTCTCCGATTACGCTCATACCCACCCCGCTTTAGTTGCGATCACCGCAGCCGAAACCCGAGTCCGAACGCCCAGCCTGTCGAAAATTTTCTTGAGGTAGCCGTTGACTGTCGAGCGAGTGATCCCCAGGCAAACCCCGATCTGCTCGTCCTGCCGGCCCTGCGCCATGCAGACCAGCACCTCACGCTCGCGGTGCGTCAGCGCAGCCAGGGCTGAGCGGTCGGTGTCGGTGAGTGGGATCACAGCGCAGCCCCCTCACCCATCGCAGCCAGAACACGCAGCGCGCCCTCGATGTCTGTCACCGTGGCAACCGTCCCGCCGTTCCAGTCGAGCATGAAGTCCTTCTGCAGCTGCGTGTGCCCTGCAGCCTTCGGTGCGCGCTTGCCAGTCAGCGTCTTGACCTCCATCAATGCGGTCTTGCCGGCGTAGCCGACAAGCAGGTCAACGGGCAAGCTGATGATCCAGACGTTGGCGCCGGCATTGCGTAGTGCCGCGACGATCTCGGCCTGGTTCGCATCGACTCGGGCGGCGTATCTCATGCGGCCTCCGTGACATCCACCGGCCTGGCGCTAGCCCAACTCGCAGCCCACTCCAGCGCTTCAGCCGTCGCGCCCTTGACCCACTTCTCATCCCGCATCAGCTTCGTCGCATGCAGCCTGCAGCGCTCGTGCATGTCGGCCAGGACGCGGGCAGCGGCGGGGTGGATGTCGGCGCCGAAGATGGGCTCTAGGTCGGGTGCTTTCATGCCTTCGCTCCTGCGGCCCAAGCCGCGAAGCGTGGATCAAGTGCGAGTCTGGCCTTCTGCTCTTCAGCCGTTTCAGGATTCCGGATTCCGGATGGAATTTTCCGGATGCCGTCCGGAATTCCGCAGTCCGTCCGGAATTCCGGGGGCTGCTTTCCGTTTCCTCTTTTCCCTTCGGGAAAAGAAGGAAAGCGTCCGGAAACCGCTTGCCCTTGCTGCGGAATTTTCCGGATGAAATTCCGGACAGAATTCTTGTTACACATATTTTGACCCGTTCAGGTGAACCATTCCGGCCATGTGAGTGAGCACTCCATCAACAGTCAGTTGCTTGATGCAGTCGTAAATTGGGGACTGCTTGAAGCCCATTTCGAGCAGGGCCGGCACCAGATCGCGGGACTTCATGCTCATGCTGGGCGCCTTCGCCAACATGGCCTTCAGGGCATCCCGCAACTCGGAGGACTTCGCCCGGTTCGACTTCGATGCAGATGCCGGCTTCTCGTCGGTGGAGTCCACGACGCACGTCGTCATCGGCTTTCCCCACTGGTCTTTGCCCATCTCGACCACGGTGAATCGGGTGTTGATTTCGACGCCCCTGCTTCCCATGTCACGCTGCTTAGTGACCCGTGCCGTGTGGATCTTGGTTGTGTCGTCTGCTATGACCTCGATCTCGGTGTCTGTGGCCGCCTTCAGGCTGCTGTGGCCCCGCGAACCCTTCGCCACGTCCTTACCGGCGTGGTGGATGAACATGACGTGCGCCTTGGTCACCATACGAATGCGGTCCGCATGCAGGATGACCGCGCCCATGTCCTCGGCCGCGTTCTCGTTGCCGCCGCCGAACGCCCTGGCGAGCGTGT